ACCCGCTCCCAGAACTGGCGCAGCTGATCGCCGCTGCCGGTGGCGAAGCCGAGGATGGCGGCACTCAGGTTGGCGACCCACTGGACCACCTGCAGGAACACCCCGATCACCTGTGCGACCACGGTCACGACCTGCGCCAGGATGTTGATGAGCGTGATGAACGTCGGCATGAGCTGTATGAGCACGGGCAGCAGCGCCGCCATGATCGTCATCCCGATCTGGAGCAGCTGCGGCACGAGCGGGAGGACCGCCTGCAGGATCTGCATGAACGCCATAGCGATCTGGGGCAGGAACGGCGCGAGCATGGTCACGGCCATGACGAGCTGCTGCCCGATCATCCCGGCGATCTGCCCGACGGTCTGGCCGAGTTGGACCAGCACCGGGGTGAGCTGGACGATGACGGGCATGAACGCCGCGGCCAGGGCCGAGATGACAGGCCCGAGGGCGGTGGCGATCCCCGAGATAGCCGGGGCGAGGGCCTGTGCAAGCGAAGCGATGAGCTGCCCGGCCACGGGCAGGATAGGTGCAAGCGCCGAGATGACCTGACCCGCGGCGGTGGCCAAGGGCAGCAGGGCCGGCGCGAGGGCCTGGAAGGCCTCCGCGAGTGCGCCGCCGACCACCTGGAGTACCTGGGACAGGACCGGCAGGATCGGGGTCAGGGCACCGAGGAGGGTCTGCGCGAGGGTGCCGAGGATAGGCATGATCGGGGTAAGCCCCTGCAGCAGCGCGGTGACGAACTGGCCGAGGACGGGGATGACCGGGGCGAGCGCGGTACCGATCGCGCCGATGGACGTACCGACCTGCTCCAGCACGGGGCCGAGGGCAGTACCGAGGGCGGCACCGGCCGAGGCGAGGCCGGGGGCCATGTTGAGGAACGCCTGCCCGAGGGACCGGAACAGGGGCTCGACGGTGGGCAGCACGACCATGCCGATGTCGCCGAGGGCGGTGAGCAGGTCACCGACGCCGGCCCCGACGCCGGCTAGGGCATTGCCCATCTCGCGGAAGATGACGGTCAGGGTGCCGTTCATCTGCATCTCGGTGAGGGCACCGCCGAGGGCACCGAACAGTTCCGACAGGCCCGCGCCCATCGACGCAAGCTGCGGCCCCGCGGCCTGGCCGAGATCGAGGAACCCCATCACGAGGGTGTCGAGGCCGGGCTGGATCTGCGCGAGCATCGGGGGCACGCCCGAGAGCAGGGCGTTGAGTTCGCTCATGCCGTCGTTGCGGATGAGCGAGAAGGTGTCGTTGAACATCCCTGACAGGCCCGAGGCTACGCCCTTCATGCCGGGGGTGATCCCCTCCAGGATCCCGGTGATGTCCTGGAACCCGGCCTTCATCTCCTCGCCGAACACACCCGAGATCTCGGTCTTGAGCGCACCGAACGCCGGGGCGGCCTCCTGCGCCGCGGACTTGATGCCGTCCATGCCGAGGCCGATCGCGCCGATGATCGGCAGGGCCGTGGTGGCCAGGCCCATGAAGCCGAGGCCGAGGCCGCCCACCGCGCCGGCGGCGACACCGAGCAGACCGACCACGCCGCCGAGCCCGGCACCGATCGCGCCGGACACCATCGCCGCCTGCACGCCGAGCAGCGCGAGCTTGGCCGAGGCCGCGGCGGTGTCCATGTCGACCTTCATGTCGATCTCACGGTCGCGGGCCAGCAGGGCCATGCGCGCGGACACGGCGGCGGCCGAGGAGTCGTCGACCTCGACGTTGATCTCGGCGGTGCGATCGGACGCCACCTCGGCGAGCTTGGTCGAGGCCGCCGCCGTGTCGGCGTCCACCTCGACCTCGACGGTGCGGTCGCCCACCGCCGAGTCGATCTGTGCCTCGGCTGCAGCGGTGTCGGCCTCGACCTGCACGGTGAGGGACTGCTCCTGTAGAGCCGCATCGAGCCGCGCCTGGAAGGCGTCGAAGTCGGGCACTACATCTACGGCGATCTCGGCGTCGAGCGCGGCGAGACCGGCCTCCATGCGCGAGGCGAACCCCGAGAGGTCGGGGACGATGTCGACGGCGTACTCGGCGTCGGGCAGGGACTCGAACTCGGCGCGCAGCCGGCGGCCGAACCCGTCGAGGGATGGGACGATGAGGGCCTCGGCCTCGCCTGCCTTGTACCGTGCCATCCGCTAGCCCTCCATCGTGTACCGACCACCGGTAGCCTGTTCGATCAGGCTGGAGAGGTCGCTATCTACGATACCCTGTCTGATCTGATCCACCCGTGTCTCAGGTGCCTTGGGCGGCGGGATGTTGGGGACGTCGCCCCCAGCGTTGGCCACGAGCTGTGCCCGTAGGTTGCGCAACTCACCGATCGTGCCGAGCAGAAGTAGAGCCTCGATGGTGTACCCCAGCGGCGTCGGGGCCGCGTCGGGGTCAGGTGGATCGGCCTTCGCCAGTTCCTCGGCCCACGTCTCGTCCATCCGCACGGCGGTGAGATAGTGCAGGTGGGGAGGGAGTCGCCAGGCCCGTCGCCAGGCCTGCGTCCACGGCCTCGACCCGGTGAAGTACTCACTCAGGTCGAGGCCGTAGTGCGTCCGGAAGTCGGCGTCGAGATCGTCGTGGAACGTCTCGATCCACTCTACGAGGCCTCGGATCCCCCCGGGGCATCGTCCGCCTTCTTGCCGAAGAAGAAGTCGGTCATCTCCTTGGCGAACAGGTTCCAGACCGCGTTGGGCTCGTCAGCGAACAGCGCCTTGACGGCCGGCCACAGGTCGCCGAACATCACGGCGTACCGCTTCTCGACGGCCTGCTTGTCCCGGGGGTCGATGGCGAGGTAATCCTCCATCTGCTTCCGGGTCATCGGCCGGATCTTGATCTCGTCGGTGAGGACGTACGGCGTGTCGTCGACCTCGGCTCGGAGCTCGGCGAACCGGCCCCCGATCTTCTTCTCCTGTGCCACAGGATTCCCCTTCCGTAGTGGCGGCTGTTACTTGCTGGCCGCGGCCTTGGCTGCGGTGTCGGACGTGGCCTCGGACACCGGGGTGTCGGCGGCCGAGGTACTGGACCCCGAGCGCGTGGCCGGGGCCGGCGTCGGGATGTCGACCTCGGTCCCCTTCTTGACCTCGGTGGTCAGGTTGCCCTTGGGGTCCTTCTTGGCCTCGCCGGCGATGGTGTACCCGCGGCCGAACCGCAGGTCGTTCTCCTGGGTGGCGGACTCAGCGACGACTGTGACGTCGCCCTTGGTCATCACCTTGGGTACGTAGGTCATGCGATGTTCCTCTCAGAGGTCCCCTTCGCGGGGTACAACACGCCCCGGCCGCGGGAAGGGGGATCGCGGCCGGGGCGCTGTACTAGGAGGTCGCGGCGGCGAAGCCGGCCTTGGCGGCGATGTTCTTCCAGCCGAGGCCGCCGAAGGCGTGCTCGACGGCGAACCCGGCGTCGTCGTCGCGGAACGGCGACAGGGTGACCTTGGGGGGCAGGGTGTCGGCCATGTCCCAGGTCTGGTCCGCGGTGTCGGTGAGAGCCACCTTGGGCATGTAGCGGAAGATGTACACCGGCTCGGCGTCGTCCCCATCCTTGGCGATGGCCAGGGCCGAGTAGTAGCGCACCGACAGGGAGGTCGGCTCAGCGAACCGGACCTCGCCGTTGGCCTGCGCGGTGACCGTCGAGAGGTCGGCGCGGGTGGTCAGCTCCAGCGTGGTGCGCGAGACCTGCTGCGGGGTGAACTCCAGCGAGTGCTCGACCGAGACCATGTCGATACGGGTCGGCTCGGCCTCGCCGTAGGACTCGGTGCGCTCCGAGTCGACCTTGCGGCCGAACGTCACGCCGTCCTTCTTCGAGATGAGCCCGACGGGGGCGAAGTCCTCGGGCAGCGCCTGGAGCGCGGACGAGGCATCGGTGTACGCGGTGGGGGCCGGGGTGTAGTGGTCCGCGAGGAAGATCGCGGCGTCGAGCGGCTTGAGCAGCAGAGACCGCTCGGCCGCCTTGACGGTGCTGAAAGTGGGCATGAGATCCTCCGATGGATCGGTCAGACCGCCCACCGGGGGCGGCGTAGGTGTGCAACGTACTGCTTGAGCACCTCGCGTGATTCCAGACTATCCTGTGGAAGCTCGCGGGGGCCATCATCGGCGAGGACATCGTGCATGACCACTCCGTCGGTGAACCCGGTGGGGTTGTCGTTGACCTCGTCGAAGATTGTACGCACCCGGCGCTGTAGCGCGAACGCCTCGGGACGCGTGCCCGCCGCGCAGGCGAGCTGGACGGTGGCCACGAAGTCGAGGTCGTCCTCGTCCATCGAGCCGCCCGTCTGGGTGATGATGACCAGGCCGCCGGCGAGCCGGTCCTCGTACTCATCGGGATCGGGGTACCACGAGTCCACGGTCACGGTGATGTCCTGGGGCAGGAACCCCTCGGCGAGGTACTGCTCGGTGAGCCGGGTCTCGACCAGGGCCACGAGGTACCGTTCCGAGTCCTCGATGTCGGTCGGGCCGTCGATGAGGATCCGGTCGGCGCGGATGATCGGCGAGGTCACGACGCCAACGCCTGCCGCAGCTCGTGGTACCCGCGCCGACCCTTGCCGCCGAACTCGTGCGCCGCGGCGTACGGGGCATTTGCAACGACATGGCCACGCCACCTCGGGGACGAGCCGGGCTTGATCCCGGTCCCGATCGAGGTCGACACCCGGGCCGAGCGCGCGAGCTCGCCGGATCGCTTGGAGACGATAGCGCGGTACTTGGCCTGGACGATCTCGGCCTCCTGGAACACCATCGAGCGCACCTCGGGGGACAGGAGGATGCCTTGCATCTTCACCGTGCTGCGGTTGATCTTGGCTCGCATGTCAGCCCCTCACTCGGGAGATTCGGCACTCGGCCCCGAGGTCCCACCCGTGGCCGTGCTGCAGGACGTCGCCTTTGATGGCCCACTCGGTGCCGTCGGCGCGGACGAGGATGTCGGTCGGTCGGATCTCAGTGTACGCAGGGAACAGGGCCGTCGCGGTGGTCGAGACCTGCTCGCGGTGGTCGATCATCTCGGTGCTGCTGCCCCAGTCGATCAGGACGCCGGACACCGGGACCATCTCGGGGGCGGCCTTCACGCCGTGCTTCTGGCCGCCCCGGCCTGCACGCTTGAGCGTCACGTCCTCGCCGTAGGACTCAAACATGGTCGCCCCCGTGCATCCAGGCACCGGTCTGCAAGGTGCCGTACCGCCGCCGACGCTTGCGGGGCAACATGAGCGAGGCCAGTTCCTCGTCGGTGAAGTGGATGTCGTTCCGAGTCGCGGACTGGCCGAGGGTCTCGGAGAACGACCCGGCCGACCGGGCCTGCCGACCGCCGGGGTTGCGCCAGAGTCGGAGAACGGCATCCGCCACAACGGTGCGGGCGTTCTCGACGATCTCGGGCGGGAGAGTCGATAGCCGGTGGGGTGCGAGCCAGGGGCACCGCGCGATGAGCCGTGCCTCGACGTCGCCGATACGGCGATCGAGCCACACGTCCCGGGACTCGGGGATTACACCCTCGAACCGGTCCCTGACGTCATCACGGGTTGCTAGTGCCACCTGGCTCGCCTCCTCACTCGGTGGGGTGACCGGCCGATGACACCGCAGCGATGATCTCGTTACGCTTCATGGTCGGGGTCACCTGCACGCCGACGGACTCGGCGTACTCGGCCCACGCTGCGCGCGAGCCCTCGGGGCCGGACTTCGGGGGGATGTCCGCCTCGACGTGGTCCTCGTCCTCGACCTCGGCCGGGGCCTCGATCTCGGGGACCTTGGGGGTCGTGGCTACCGGTGCGGGGGCCTGCACCGGGGTGGCCGGGGCATCGTCGCCCCAGACCGCCGGGTTGCGCACCAGGCGAGCGAGATCCTCGGGGACCTCGTCGCCCGGTGCGAACACGTGACTGAGACCGTCCGGGCCGTGAATGTGGACCGGCACAGCCGCCCTACGCGACCCGGCCATCTTAGAACGCCTTGGCCTGGAGGACCAGGTTGGCGTTGTTGAGCACCGGCACACCGATGGCCGACGCGAGGGTCCAGAGGGCCTCGGGGTCGACCGTCGAGAAGTTGCCGACGAACACGCCGGCCTGATCCGCGCCACCGGCGAGTCCGTACGCGTCGTTGAATGACTCGGCCGGGGTGCCGTACATGGTGACACCGAGCAGGTTGCCGGTGAAGTCCGCGCCGACGGGGGCCAGCGGGGACGCGTCCTCGGTCGCGGTGTTGCCCGAGGGCAGCAGCATGACCGAGGTCTCGGCGAACAGCCGGCGAGCAGACCCGTCGGCGTTGGCGATCTGGCCGTCGTGGGTCTCGACCGGGGGCAGGCCGTAGGACGAGAGCACGTTGGACAGGGTCGCCTGAGAGACGATCGTCGGGCTGCCCGCGAGGGTGGCACCGAGCGACCGGACCTCGGCCGAGCGCAGGAGGAGGTTGAACGCCTTCCGCGAGGTGAGGATGACGCCCGGGACCTTGCCACCGTTGCTGCCGGCGTAGGTCTCGACCCACGAGAGCAGGTCGGTGATCGGCGTCGAGTTCTCGGTGTCGGTCCACGCGGTGGCCGGGGCCACGTTCGTGTGGGCCGCCTTGCGACCGAAGTCGATCGCGCCGCCGCCGAGCTCGGGGAAGTTGACCTTGCCCTTCTCGATGGCCTCGGCCCGAGCGAGCTCGAACCGCGCCGCGATCTCGCCGACCACGATCTGCGCGTCGGACAGGATGGCGTTGCCGATGGCACCCTCGGGGTTGGCCCGCTGACGCAGTCGGTCGTACTCCGAGAGCCGGATCTTCCGGCTGATCGGGGGCAGCTCGCCCTGGGTGCGGGCCACACCGGTGCGACCGGTCAGGTCCGCCTCGACGTCGAACCCGCGGTAGTTGGCGGCCTTGAGCAGCCCGGCCCCGCCCGACGAGAATCGGTACGTGAGGTCGTCCACCTGGGTGTTCGGCAGCCAGCGCGAGAGCGTGAACTGGTTGACCTGCATGTCCTGCAGGGCGGCCCGGCCAAAACCCGAGAGCTCGGCGGGGGTGTAGTAATCGGTGTTGAGCAGCATGAGTTACCCGTCCTCTCAGACGTACCGGATCGAACCGGCGACGTCGGCCTTGCCGGCGGCGTCGACGGGATGGGGGAGACGGGCCTCGACCACCTTGCAGTGAGTGAGGATCGCGCCGACGACGTTGCCGCCGCCCTCGCGCACGCCCTGGGTGGTGAACAGGTGACCCACGAGGGTCTGCCGTCCATCGGTGGCCGCGTTGTCGTACGGACCGTACAGGCCCGAGGCCGTGATCTTGCCGAGCGGCTCACCGGACTTGATGTAGCCCTCGGGGTAGTGGGTGGCCTTAGTGAACGAGGCGATGGCCAGTACGGCGGTCTCGGCGGCGTCGGTGCCGTGCTTCGACCGCAGCCAGGACTGATCCTCGTTACCGAAGGTCTCGGTGGTCTGTGAGAAGAGCTGCATGAGCTCGGATCCCTTCTAATCGGGGTAGTTACTTGCTGCGGGACTTGTAGAGCTCCCGGCCGGCCTCTACCCCGCTAGACACGCCCGCGTTGTTCCTGCGGGTGTGGCCCCAGTCGGGGTGTCCTCCGTTGTTGCGGCGATCGCCACCGCGGGCATCCGAGTCTCCGAACAGCGCGGTGAGCGTGCCCATGACCTCGTCGGTGTTTACTGTACCCTGCTCGTCCACAAACGCGGATACGTTGACAGACTTGAGCCAGCTGTCCAGCCGCTCGTCCGAGAGGACGGTCGCCGCGGCGGCGCGCAGCTGGGACTCCTGCAGCTTGGGCAGCAACTCGGCCTTGGCGGCCTCGGCGGCCTCCTTCTTGGCCTGCTCGACGGCCTCGGCGACGGCCTTCTCCTGGTCGCTCATCCGCTCGCGCTCCAACTCGTCGGCCCGCTCGGCCTTGCGGCGCAGCTCGGCGAGATCTTCGTCGCTCGGGCGGTCCTTGCGGTCGCGCGCGAGCCGGGCCTGGATGATGCGATCGAGATCCTCCTGGG